AAGGAAATGCTACTAGATTTGCTGACGCAAATAATACAAGAGATATCATCACTAATGCTACTGCAAATACACAAGCAATTCTAGATAAATTATGTCAATTAGAGTTAGACGCTAAGAATGATAAGATTTCTGACCTTCAAAGAGAAGTGTTAATGAAAGACTTACAAGCAAGTCAAGTAGCACAAACTGCAGATTTAAGAGCAAACAATGCTACAGTGGCTAATCAATTAGTAAGCGAACTTCGTTCATGCCCTATACCAGCACAACCAGTATATGGAAATACACCTATATTTGAGTGCAATAGAAACAACGGGTGTGGATGTGGAAACTATTATAACGTAATGTAATTGCATGTGTAGATAACTACGAACTCAATGCGAGAACTTGCAAACTGTCCGGACTAGTCCGGACAAAAGGTAGGCAAGTACGCCTATCTTTATTTTATGAAAGGAGAATTATAATGATACAAGCATTACAAATTGAACCTGAAACGTTGGTTTCTAATACTGATAATATCAACTTTAGTACTATTGATGTTAGAAGTAGGACTGCCAATTGTTGCGGATGGTTACAATATATGCCTGGTGGTAGTGAGTTTACCTTAATTGGTGGTGGAACATTTAAAATAACATTCAATGCCAATGTAACTAGTGCTACAACTGGTCAGTTGGCTTTATCCTTAAAAACTGGAACTGGAACTGACGTCGAAGGCACTGAGGTAGATACACAAATAACTACTGCCAACTCATATAGAAACGTAGCGTTCTCTAAAATAATTAAAGTATGTCCTAGAGTAAATACTACAATTGCGGTTGGCTCACTAGCAGCAATCGGTGGAGTTACACCTGCTGTAACAACAGTTGCAAATCCAATTATAAAGGATGCTAATTTAGTGATTGAAAAAATTGGCAATTGATAGGAGGTAAGTATGGAAAATACTGAAACTGAAAATATAGAAAATAAAACGTCATGGCATCAAAGTGTAACTGAGTTGATAGAAAACTCTATTAACAATATTGTTTGTGAAGACGAATTAAATGTCAATGATTTGGACATACTATATAAATTAGTAGACATACATAAAGATATATGTAATGAAAAATACTGGAAAACGAAGGAGGAGAATATTATGAGATATAGTAACTACGGTGAAGGTGGATACGGAAATTATGGTAACTACGGAAATAACTACGGAAACAACTATAGTAATTACGGTGATAATTACGGTAGACGTGGTGGAAATAGATATCGTGGACACGATTATATTGATAGAATGCGTGAAGACTATGGGAGATATTCTGAAGGTAGGGAAAGATATGGGCATAACGAAGATACTAAAAAGTCTTTAGAATATATGCTACATAGTATGGAAGACTTTGCTAAAATGCTAAAAGAAGATGCACAAAGTCAAGAAGAAGTACAAATGATTAGAGAATCTGCTCAAAGAATAGCACAAATGTAATGTATAAATATTACAATAATAACCCTCTCAATAATCATATTGACGATTGCACAATTAGAGCAATAAGTCTTCTGGAGAATAAATCTTGGAATGAGACTTATGATGAGTTGAGTAGACTTGCAAATCGTGACGCTCTGATGATGGATAGTGTTGTATTTATAGAAAAATATTTAGACGAAAGATATCCTAGAATTTGTTACAATTCAAAAACTGTTGAAGAATTTGTAAATGAACATAAAAATGGTAAATACGCCATAACAATGGTTGGTCATATTACACCTCTAATTGACGGAACCATTTATGACACGTTTAATCCTACTTTACACAATCGTCTTATGAGATGTGCTTGGAAAATAGAATAAGGGCGTAGCCCTTTTTCTTTTGTTTTAAATTTGTTATAATAAATGAAAGGAGAGTGAGTATATGAATAATAAGGTATATGATATACTTAAGTTCATTACATTACATGTTCTACCAGCATTAGGAACATTATACTTTGTTCTAAGTGGTATATGGGGACTTCCTTATGGTGAACAAATTGTAGGAACTATAACTGCTATTGATACATTCTTAGCAACAATATTAGGTATATCAAGTGCAAATTACAAGAAAAAACTTAAACTTGAAGAAGAACTAAAGAATAAAAAGAAGAAGGCGAAGTAGTATATATTCATGGGAAATAAAGAAATTACTTGAATTAAGGAATTATTTATTAGACGTGAAAGAATACTTCAAAATATGTGATGAGTCACCGCAGATAACACGAGTTACATATAACCCATTTGACGATGAGTTTAGAATTTTAACTAATGATAACTGCGAGTTCAAATTTAAAGTAAGAAAAAAAGACTAAATTTAATTAGTCTTTTTATATGGTCCGATTATTTTTACGCAACCTCTTTCTTCTAAATGAATTGCTCTATCTTGATGCATCGGCTCATCTACAACTTCACCACTAGTTAGAACTCGTCCCAACTCCATATCGTGATATGTTTTAATTGCTTGAACTTGAACTAATCTATTTTTCCATTCTTCGTAAGTTGATTTATCTTTTGAGAATATCTCACCGTATCTATCTTCCATCTTGTCAAACTTAAACTTAGGGACATTGACTATCTTCTCTGCGATTTCACCAGCATTATGGCAATCAAAGTCCATAATATAAGCATTTTTACCATCTTCAACTCCTATTTCCTTCAAGTATGGAAGTGGAGTTGTTAAGATTGGGATATTACGATACAAAGCCTCGCTTAAACAATATGAGCAAGCCTCGCTATCAGAGAATAAAGCGACGTATGTGGCTATACCCAACCAATTGCTTATATCTAGTCTAGTTGGAACCATTATAACATTGGGGTGTGATATGACTCCGGTATCATTTGTTATACAAAACCAGATATAATTAACTCCACGTTTATCCATCTCGTTGATTAGTGCCTTCATTCTAGCAACACCCTTGTGAGCGTGCAATCTTGTAGCACTTACAATTATAATAGGTTTAGTTTCTTCAACTGTCAATGGGTTATAAGATAATATCATCTCATTTGGTGCGAGCATATCTTTCATATTATCTTGTAAGAATTTAGTTATTGCGATAAATGCTTTAACTCTTGGATGTGGTTGAGGTCTATGGTCGTATATAGCATTTGTATAGTCTGCATGTATAGTTTGATATATCTCGGCATCCTTATTTATATAATCGATGATGCTTTGGTCGTAGTTTATAATTGCTACTTTACATTCAATTTTTTGATTGTTATGAATGTATAACCTACAATACTTCTTAATTCTTTTTGCTTGATTTTCGTCGCATCTCTTTGATACTACGGCTATGTCTAAGTCTTTATATTTTTTAACTAACTCATACACGTAGGTTTCTATTCCACCTAGAGCACTTATTGTTGGCATAAAGATTATATTTGCATGTCTTATTACATTATCCATTTAACTCACCTACCAACTTATTACAAGATTTCATATAATCATTTAATTCTTTTATTAATTTTTGTTTAAACTCTTCATCGTCAATCTCTTTTATAAGTCTATATAACTCACCACAATAATTAAATCGGTATGCTATATATCCTTCACTATCACTGGTATTCTTTTCGTTTGTTCTATTCCAAACGTATGTGCACCTATTTAAGTTTGTAAATGTTTTTGCTTTTAATATAAGTCTATAATGTTGAATTCTATCTTCAAATAATGTTCCTTCAGGAAATGGTGTATCTTGTAGCAACTCACGTTTAACACATTTAGTCCATATTGCACAAATACAGTCATCTCTTGCTCTAGTTAAGGTATCGTACTTAACTAACATATCTATAGATTTATCGTTTTTCGATAAATAAGTATAACCTAAGAACATTATGTCTTCACCATTTAAGCCATTGTTTATATCTTCTAATACGTGGTCATCTTTCAACCAATCATCACAATCCATACAAATAATATAATCACCAGTTGCATAAGATATACCAACATTTCTAGTTCCCCCATTTAGTCTTTTTGATTTATTTATTACTAACTTGTCCTTTTTTCTCAATAACTTTTGAGCGAGTTGGACTGAGTTGTCCTGACTCAAATCATCTACCAGAATAATTTCAAAGTTCTGATAAGTTTGAGTTAGCACACTGTTAAGACATTTTTCTATCCATCTCTCGCTATTATAATTAGGAATTACTATGCTGAATTTTATCATATATCCATATACTCCCAATTATATACACTCAAATTATTCTTTACTACCCAGTAATAAAAGAACCTTTCGGCTATATGTGATATAAGTCTAGTGTTTATATGTGGTGTGTTTAAATCTTCTTTTATGAATTTTTTTGCAATTGGAATGACTATTGGAAATACCCATTCACAATATTTTTCCATTAACTCACGCTTGCACACAAACATTTCTCTATTACAAAAGCCTTTTTCTTTTTCAATAAATTCTTTAAATCCTGGTTCGTATTTATAATATTCGTTCAAGTATTTATCTAAGTATTCACTGTCTTCTACTTCAAATCTTAATTGCCAATATAAGGTCATATTGAAGTTAACTTTTGGTGCTAGTATTATATCAACGTCATCAAGATACTTTTCCATAAGTTCTAATGACGCAGGTTCATTATTAAATCTAAAGAAACGTCTATAATGGCATAGACCAACATATTCGTCGTCGTGGTTTTTCCACATATCATATAAACCAGTCATTTCATTTATATATGGGTTTAATTCATTTACATTGTCTCTATCTTCACCCTCATATTTAACCCCAACACCTAACTCAACATAAGTGTCAGGAACTGGGTTATGATAATCTCTGTGTTTTACTATGTATATCATTTATTAACACCTGACCTTCCGACATTTCTTCAGCATCTTTAAACATTCTAATCATTGTGTCCCAACTAGCGTCTAACTCGTTGCTACGTTTTAATCTTTGTATTATTACTAATCTTCCATCGTCTTCAAAACTAACTGCTTCTTCGTCGATGTGGTTCATAATGTTGACGGCTGTGTACATTATGCTACTTATTGCTGCACATACATCAGGTTGTGCATGTCCTTCTATCTCAATCATATTTTCAGTTATGTATATCTTTATTTGACTCATATCGTTTACTCCTTTTACTGAAACCCATATATAATTTTTTATCCTGTTTCTTTACTTCCTTTTTGAATTCTTCATAGTCGGAACATTGAAACTTTAATGTTTCACCTCTATAGGCAACATATGTTTTTGATACGGGGTTGTAGAATATTTCAAAGTATTTACTTTTAATTCTCATCTCTATTCAACCCTAGTGTATCATATATGTACGCTGCTAGTTGCTTTAAGTTAGGTTTTAGTTGGGTATATGCGTCAATCTTTTCATATCTTGAACTATCTCTTGTAAATAGTCCACCAACCATTACTTCATATTCACATTTACACCAAAATGCGTTTTGTAGTACACCATCTAGTTCAAATAAGAAATCTCTAAATGTGTATTCCTTATTTATTGCCTCTCTTATAAACTTATCAACATTTCTATTATCGAAGATGTTATATTCCTCACATCTATCGTCGTTGAAACTCCAAGTTAGAACAGTCCATTCAAGACTGTTTATTTTCTCTTCCATTTTTTTCCCTACTTCGTTACTCATTTACTTTCTCCTTTTTCTTATTTTTTCAACGGGTAGTTCCATCTCTTCGCAAGCGATTATTTCGTCACCATTCTCAGAAGACTTTTTTAACATATATTTATTATAGTCGTATCTATGTCTATCTATCATTAACTCAATTTTGCTTTCGTCTTCAACTTTCTCAGGACCACACCATTGTTCAGTTTCTCTATTTCTAAAGTATATCCATAGTTGCATACTAGCCAAAACCCCTTTCAATTAAACATTCATTTTATTTATTGCTTCAATTAAACCTTGTAAGTCAACTGTTTGTACATCGTCGTCATATCCAAGTACTTCTTTTGTTTTAAACTCTCCATCACTTCCAAGTACGGCTATCTCAATTAACTCACTCTCCCAGAAGTTCTTGAATATATTTTTCTCATCAACTATCTCAGTCCACTTTTCAAAAGCATCGTGGTTTTCAGTGTGGCTACCAAAACCATTAAATACACTTAATGTATTACCATTTGGAAATCTTATCCAAAAGTGTCCACCCTCAGTTCTTATCATTATTTCTTCCTCTTCTTTCCGTATTGTTGTAGTATTTTAATATTCTCTTCATAGTTTTCTAAAAATAACCATATATTCATTAATAGTTCTAATTTATCAGCATTATCTATATTTGTATTTTCTATTATATCTATGAATTTATCTTTTAGTATTTCTAAACTTTCTTTATTCACTATCCTCACCCCTTAACATCTCATCAGTTTTTTGTAATTGTTTTCTACTTTGATAGGTTCTATTCCATTCACACCATTTACACCCTTTATGATTACGGCACATAGGGTCAACACTTTTTGCACCTTTATAGGGTTTTCTATGTTCTTTTTTGTGTTCTATCGCTTTCTTTAAACTCATTGTTTTCACCTTTTAATACTTTTTTTAAATATTTATATTCTTGTTTTGTTATTTCAGTAAATGTATTATTTTTAAATTCAATAGCATAACTTGCTTTATAGTCTTTTCCATTTGCATATAATTTAATTGGTTTATCTCTTAAAGACTTTATATCATTAGTATCAATAAACATTTCTTTTAATTTTACTTTCATTATCTATCTTCAACTCCTAAATCATACCATTTACTTATTTTTCTATATGTTATTTTATATTCTATGTATTTACCTTTTGATTTTAATTCATTTAACCTTTTTAACACTGATGTAATATCTTGATGTTTTTCACTATCTTTATACCATTTACCATCTTTTGTTTTATATGCAACAACATATTGAGTAAACATTTCTAATTCATTATTCATTATTTTCACCTCCCAAATCTTGTGGTATAAAAACATTACATTCATTTATTTGTGCTTGAAAATATCTTGCTAATTCATCATTACCTATATTGAATAAATGTTTGCAAGTTTTTATATACAATTCTTTTAATCTTTCATTTTCTTCTCTTAATTCTTTTATCATATCTATTAGTTTTTCATCTCTATTGAATAACAATTCAGTTAAATTATCAGTATGATTATAGTCTTCATTATTCATATTCTAACACCTCGTCTATATCTCTCTTTATTTCATTACATTTTGCAAGAACAACCATATCGTCAGTATTTGTTTCAATAATACTGACGTGTTGCTTTATTTTCTTACACAATTCTTCTAAGTTTTCTTTTGTACCAATATAATCTTCAAAGTAATCGTCTTCGTATTCTTCGTCGTCCCAATCGTCGTAATCGTACACATCCCATTCTAATTCTTTATTTTCTTTCATCTCTATCTAACTCCTCCATGATAATATTTAACATAAGTAATGCAGTAATGATTATTATTGCTATACATACTATTATAATTGCTATATCCAATGCTTGCTCATATTTCCACATTACTTTTTAACTCCTTCTATATCAACTCTCTCATACCAGTAAACCTTTTGTTCAATAAGGCATACCTTCCCAACTCCCTTTTTCTCATAACACATACTAGACTTACCTATGTAAAAATTATCTTCTTCTCCAAGACCATAAGTATATACTCTAGAATATGTCATTGTCGCTATTAGAACCGTCTCTAATAAAATTGTTATGACAAATACATACAATGCCTTATATTTGACAGGCATCTCCTTATTTAGCCATTTACTTATCTTTTTTCGTAATTTCATATATCAACTTACCTACTACAAATACTATTACAAATAATGCCATAAAAAGTAAGAGTACTAAGAAATACGTTACAAAGAAATCAGCATCAAATTGTATCATAATATCACCTTTCTATTTTGGAAAAACCAGAGGACTGGTTGTTCAGTCCTCAATCTATAATAAAAGCACGTGAGAAGATATGGGAGAGGTTCTTCACCTCTTTTCGTTTATTTTGTGCTCTTATTACCTCTCTTATAATTTTATTGTCTTTGCCTTAACAATACATTTTGGTCCGAATTTTCCATCAACTTCTAGACCATATAATCTTTGGAATGCTCTTACAGCATCTCTTGTTGCTGGTCCATAGTGTCCATCTAGTTGTAACTTAGTTCCAAGACACCAGTTTAAGAAATCTTGTAGTCTCTTAACTTGAGTTCCTTTCATTCCATACTTTAATGCTTGTGTTGGCAACTCGCCATAGAAGGCAGTTTCAAAGAACGCTTCAGCATATATACAACCTTGATAGTTGTAACCACTTTTGTATATATACTTACCTTTACTATCCCTTTTTACGTTTCTTGTGTCCATACGAGATTTTGTAAAGCCCCATCCACTTTCGGAACATAATAATGTACCATCTTTTGCAATACCTTCAACAAACATTACATGTCCTGCTCCGTCTTTTCCAGTATCAACTTTACCTTTACCAAATACTAGGATAGCACCCAATCTAGCACACCATCCTTCAGGATATGTCTTATTTTTATTTATCCATGTCTCTGCATTACTTGTTGGTAACTTGCAACTAGTTAGTTCTTGGCATTCCATATATCTACCAAAACACCATCCAGTACAATTGGGAAGTACATCATATTTTCCATGATTTAGTCCGTGTTTTGTATTACCTTGAATACATTTATTATACCCCTTATTTGGTCTCAAGTAATATTTATTGTCGTCACTTGGGTTCGACACTCTCTTGTAGAACTTCATTTCATTACCTCTTTCTCATTTCGTTTCTCTCTTTTAATTTTGCATCCATACTTGCTCTAAGTTTGTATTTGAAATACAACTTAGTATTATTCATTACCTTTTTACCACAGTAGTTGCAAACAATTGAGTCTTTAAATACAGGTATTATCATAGTATGTCCACAGTTGCATCTAACTTTAAGTTGGTCTAACTCTTGCATACCACGTTTACTAGTAATCTTTTTATCCATGAGCCCCCTCATTCTTTCTTCTTTTGTAAGTACTCGTTGGCATAAAAGAAGTTCCATATCGTTTAATACGATAGTCCATTATTCTCTTATACACCATTGTATAATCAACGTTATACAACTTATCGTAATTTGGATATTTCTTTCTAATATAATTTAGGGCATCAAATGGCGTATCTTTCAATGCGTCATATATAACTTGTTCATAATATTGTTTCTTAAACATATCCACGTCATTCATACTATAACACCGCAACTTTCCTACTTACGAAATATATTATACCACAAAATGGTCAAAAAATCAAGGCACGAAAAAACACGCTATGAGAGGTATGCGTGTTCCTTCGAAATATTAACTCTTTTCGTTAGAAAGGTGTCAAGGAAATCGTTCGATTTAATTTTTTTAAAGTTTATATAGTGTAAGTTGTCTATAGTGTTGTATATGAAGATTTCATATAACAAATGATATTGTAATGTGTGTCCAGCGAAAAGACACACGGTAGAATAATTATTAAATATAAATTATGAGTTAGTTATCCCCTTGACGTATTTAATTATAGCATAGTGTAAACCAAATGTCAAATAAAAAGTGCCTTTTTAGGCACATTTTTAATCTAAATCGTCTTCGGAAGTTATATATTCTTCGGCAGATTTTTCTTCTTTCTTAGTTGAAGTTGGGTTTTCGACTTTTTCAATAATCTTTTTAACGTTAGCATATGTTTTTCCATTCCATTCAGAATGTGCAACTTCACATAATAATCTAACTCCGACTAACTTGTTTAAATCTTTAGTATCGAATGTTTCGCCATCTTCAATTCCTAATGCAGTGTTTAACATAATTCCCATAGCCCACATACTAATGTCGTTGTTGAAACTATAGTTGTTAATTAATGTTCCACCATCTTCAACGTCTTTCATGTATAGAGAAACTTTATCAGGTTTACCACTTGGTGTAGCCTTAGCATCAGTTATTTCTAATACTCTTTCTCCTTCTTGAACAGTTTTAAATTCTCTCTTTAAATTAAGTTTAATCATAGCCATATTAATTCTCCTCCTCCTTGACTTTAGATTTTACTAATGTATAAGTTTCAGTTTCTTCGATATATGTATCATACAATTTTGGATTATCATTCTTGAATAGTTCTTCATTAAATTTCGCTTTAACGGACTTTCTAAGATTATACATACCACAACTAGGTAATTCTAATTCCATCATTTTTGATTTGATACTCGTCTCCATTTGTTTTAGTTGTTTCTCTAAATCTTCTATTCCGCTACTTATCTTTAATTCCTTGATTGTTTGAGCCAACTCAAATGCATTCTCACAAACTTCTTCCAACTCGTTGTCTTTAGTTACATCAGTTGCTCTAATTATATCTAAGTATTCTTTGTCTTTTTTCTCGTCAAACTCAGGTGAAATTCCAGTTTCAATATACTTATTCCACCATTCTTCGGCTTTTTCCATACACCCTTGGATGTTTAGATATTCGCCATCTACTTCAAATAACATATCTTTTAAATCTTTTATTACAACTACTGTGTTTTCTTTTGTAACTTCAACATTCTCAGGATGGTTATAATCAGCATCTTGTAAGAAAGTACAAGCAAATACTATTTTATCAAGTCCTTTTAAATATGAATATAAAGCACCTTGTAATAAATATTCAACCGGTACGTTATTATTAGTCCATAATTGAGGTTTTGAACTAGTTTTGCATTCTAGTATCATTGTTATAGTCTTCTTATCATTTAATGTTGATACGGCGTCTATAACACCTCCAAATACATTACTATCGTCTTTGAAGTTGTTGTATCTATATTCTTCAAACGTATTACCATAATATTCTTCAATGCTAACTACGTTTGGTAGTTGTTTACTAACATATTCTATGATTTTTGGTTCTAATGCCTTACCGGCAAGTGTATATTTTGTATCTTCAAATGGTAGTTTAACCAACTTAGTTATTTCACACCACGCTCCAAATGGTGATTGATATTCATTTAAACCTAGAACACTTGCTAACCTATGTCCAGTTATTCTAAGTCTTTGTTTAGGTGGTTCGATAACTATGTTCTTTTTACCATCTCCATAGTCCCATAATTT